GTTAAGTTTCTAATCCCAAAGTGTAAAATCTGGTTGCCTCGACTTGGTGGTGATGTTCGAGGTTTCTTTGTGTGCTCGGGTAGTGGCTAGAGGAACCACCTGACGCGATTACCGCAAGCTCGTTCTGGTGTGTTCGAGTTGATTAGAACTTTAACGCTGTTATGAACCCGAAACGGGACTAACGGCAAACTCAATTTTCCAACCCCCATTTCCCTGTTCTCCCCTGTTTGGTGGCGGTGCTACGGTTTTCCCCAACTCTAGCGCTGCCATATTTTATTTTGTGATTGAACAGTGTCGGGGGCGAACAAACATGTATATTACCGAAAGGGGGTAACGAAATGGCAAACAAAGAAATTGATTACAGTAAGTTTTCACCGGAACAGTTAACTGCGGCAAGACTGCTCGCTGACCCGGACACACGCTTAACCGTGAAAGAGATCGCTAAACAAAGCGGCGTATCGGATCGCACCATTTACAGATGGAAAGAAGACAGAGAGTTCATCGCATTAGTTAACGACCTGGCGGATCGTTATATGGATAGTTTTTTATCCGAAGTGTATCGCCAATTACAAAAAGGCGTTAAACGCGGAAACACACGCGCCATTGAGATGGCATTAAAGAGACAGCAGAAACTCGTAGAGGTTCGAAAAGTAGAGGGAGAAGTTCAGCACACAGTTGCGATCGAGGGAAAAACCAACGACCAGCTATTGGCTGAAATTGAGGAATTGGAACGCAGGCAGCGGATTGAAATGGGCGAAGTAGTCGAAGTAACCCCAGAAAAAAATGAGGAAGACGGTGTATAAGCATGACTTCGAAAGAGCGATTACAGCGAATTCAGCTGCTTAAGAAACACGCCGGCTTACTGAAGACATCGTGGGGATCGACCCCAACGCAAGCTGACCTAGCCAAGTATTACGAAATACTAAAGGAAATTGAGAAAGTCCAGCGGATCGAAGACAGTTTCAAGGACATTATGGTTTTTGCGAAAAACTATTTTACCGGGAAACCGCCACACGATTTATTAAAAGCGGACACACCTTCGCCGGCATTTCATTATGAATTAGCAGAAGAAATTCGGCAGGCGATATTTTCGCCGATAACAGAAAAGATCGTGGCAGCGGCACCCCGCTCACACGCTAAATCAACACTCGTTACAAACTTAACTTTACTGTATATCATCGCATACCAAGAGGACATTTTAGATCCATACTGGATTATCGTATCGGACAAGCAAGATAACGCTCGAAAGTTCCTTGATGTTATTAAGTCTGAAATCGAAGACAACGAACTGTTTATCGAAGACTTTGGGAACCTAAAAGGGGCAACATGGAATTCGTTAGAAATCGTTACCGCAAACGGTGTTAAGATGTCGGCACACGGTGCTGGTGAAGCACTTCGCGGACTTAAATTTGGTTCGTTCCGTCCAAACGCGGTTCTCGATGATATTGAAAGTGATGAAAGTTGTTCGACGGCGGATAGAATTGAAAAAATCGTAGATTGGTTCGACAGAACGGTTTTACCGCTCGGCGATCCAAAACGAATGAAATGTTTTTTTGTTGGGACGGTTATTCATTATAACTCGTTGTTGAGCCAAGTTATCAATAACCGAGGAGATTGGAAAGCGTTCAAATATAAAGCGATTGAACAGTTCCCGGAACGAATGGATCTGTGGAATAAATGGGAAGAGATGTATCACGATCGCTCTGAAGGGAGAAATCCATCGGAAGCCGCAAGAATAGCTCGTGATAATGCGTTAGACTTTTATGCTAAAAACAAAGCGATCATGGACGCTGGTTCACAGGTTCTTTGGGAAGAGCGTATCAATCTTGTTGAGTTAATGGAAAAACGGGCACAACGCAGATTGGCGTTTAACTCGGAATACCAGAACGAGCCAATTGATGAGGCTACGCGGATCTTTTCAAAGCTGCATTACTTCGAGCCAGACGATGTTCGCATATCGGATCTTGATATTTACGGAGCATGCGACCCATCAATGGGACAATCCAAACGGTCTGACCCAAGCGTTATTATTACCGTCGGCAGACACAAGAAGACGGGAGTTGTTTATGTACTCGATGTTGATGTAAAGCGTCGTCACCCGGACCAAATAATCCAGGACATTTTCAAAAAAGCCAACAGTTTTAATTATGTAATGTTTAGCATTGAAACGATTGCTTTCCAGCAATTTATGAAAGACGAATTGATGAAGCGAAGCGCTGAACAAGGTATTTATTTACCGCTGAAAGAATTTAAATCAACGGTCAAAAAGGAAATTCGTATCACTTCGATCGAGCCGTTAATGACCAGTGGTTATATTCGTATTCTTCCCACACAACGAGATCTTATCGAGCAGCTCGAGTATTTTCCGAAAAGCTCACACGACGACGCGATTGACGCACTTTCGCAAGTGATGGAGCTAGCGAAAAGAAAAGGTTCCGGTTTAGTATTTGCAAAATTTTAAAAAGGAGACTAGATAAATGGCTGGGAATATGACTACTTACCTAGAAAACAAATTGCTTGCACATTCTCTTGGTCAAGCGGCTTTTACAATGCCTGCAACTGTTTATGTAGGTTTATTTACCGCTGATCCAACCGCTGCTGGCACACAGACATCTGAAGTTACTGGCGGAAGCTACGCTAGACAAGCTGTTACAGTAAATGCGCCGGTTAACGGTTCAACTGCAAACAGCGCTCAAATTCAATTCCCGCAAGCTACGGCTGCATGGGGTACGGTTGCGTATATCGGAATTATGGACGCTTCTACTGGTGGAAATATGCTATGGCAAGGTGCACTCGCTACACCTCAAACAGTAAACAACAGCGACACATTCCAATTTACAGCGGGTTCTTTGACCGTTAGTATCTCCTAATAGGGTGTGAGCTAAATGGCTTATGCTGTTCAGTTTAACGGTTCAAACTCTCGAGGATACGCAACGAACCCACCTTTATTAAAATTAACAACTTCGTTTGATATTGAAATCACTTTCGCAATCGGAAACAGAGCACAGTCAACGGCTTATCTACTCAACAAAGGAAATATGTACGCTGTTATTTATGGTTCTGTTGCCAATACGATTGAGTTTTATAAATCATCGGACACAGCTGGATTTCGTGCGCACAGTGCGATTTTGATACCGGATACGAAAAAGCATACAGTACGATACACCTACGATGGAGCTAATTTTAACTCGTATTTAGATGGGGTTCTTGTAAATACTTATGCTTACGCTAATTATACAATGGCTACTTCGACAGCAGACCTATCTATTGCAAGCTCCGGTAGCGCAAACTATTTCAATGGAACGCTGTATCATTTAAAGATTGGTAACAGTACCACCACTTTAGCCGAGTATAACTTCTCGGAAGGTACGGGAACAACTGACGCCGATGTTTCTGGGAACGGTTATACGTTAAATTTGCTTAACTCTACGTGGGTAGCACTACCGTCCACATACCAAGGAAGCGCGAGTATGTCCGCTTCTTCTTCGATGGTTGCAAAAGGCGGTTTTCTTAAAAAAGCAGCGGCTTCTTTATCAGCTGTTTCCCATCTACAGACAAGCGGCTCATTTATTCGAAACGCAATTTCTTCCTTATCTGCAACTAGCTCATTTAACGCTGAAGCAACGAAGCTCATTAGGGTTAATGGTAATGCTGCTTTATCATCGGGAACATCGCTTCAGGCGAGCCTAACGAAATTGTTACAGGGATCAGCTTCTCTTACGGCAACCGGAGATATGTTGGCTCAAAGCACTAAACCAACGATTAAGCCGCTGGTTTCTGGTTTATCTATTTCTGGCTCACGCCAGTTAACAACTGGTATTTACGCCGTACGCCAGTTAACCACTGTGATAAAAGGAGGGCTACCGATGTTAGACGGACAAAACTTTAGCGTCATAGCTGGAAACAGTTTATATGTAAAAGCAACGCTTACCGAACAAGACGGAACACCGCTTAACCTGGATAATATTACGGATATTAAATGGGGATTTGGCGATCGGCTAACGGGTGTTCGGAAAAACTTAACAGCAGGCATAACGATCGACGACGCTGCGAATGGCGTTCTTACGATCCACATAAATGCTGATGATACAAAAGATCGTTCGTTAGCGATTAAACATGAACTCGTCGTAACCGACGCACTTGGAAATGTTTCAAGCGTCTTACGGGGAACGATCACAATTGAAAAGAGCATTATTTGATAAAACGAGTTTAGCTGTCGGAAAGGAGGTCACAAGACTTTGAATTTTAAAGATAGATTGTTCGCAGCTTTCAACGCATTAAGCGGAAAAGTCCCACAAGGAAAAGCCGAACAAACACCCAACTTTTACAGCTTTGGCTTAAGTGGATACCCGGTTAAAAATGTAGAAATCAACGAACACCAGTTGCGTGCTTTCTCCGAAACACCGATTGCTAGACGCGCGATTGACTACATCAGAAACCAAGTTTCAAAACTTGACTGGGGCATTGAAGCCAAAGGAACAAAAAAATTAACAAAATCGCAACTAAAGCAAATCGAAATCGCAAAGAATGTGTTAGCCAATCCAAACCCTGATGATAACTTTATGAGTTTTATCGGTCAGTTGATTGAAGATATGTTGGTTATCGGACAAGGAACCTCTGAAATCAAAGAGTGGAAAGGAAACGCTGAACAACCGTTTCTATTCTATCCAATGGACGCCGCAACGGTTCAAGTGTATATGGACTGGGACGGGAACCCGGATAATCCGCGATATGCTCAAATTGATATGCATGGTCAAAAAGTCGATTTTACTCCGAAGGAAATTCTGGTGATGAAACACAACCCACGAACTTCCACACCGTTCGGATTATCGCCGATTGAAGTTTGTATTCAGCAAATTCAGTATTTCCTCGACGCGCAAGCCTACGCTGGTAAAACAGCCAGTAACGCGACACCGAAGAAGTTATTGTTCCTCGGTCAAGAAATTACCGAACAACAGCTGAAAGAATTCCGTGCTTACTTTAAGGACGAAATCGAAGGTCGCTCACACATTCCAATCATTGGCGGAAGTGACGATGTAAAGAGTGTCGAGCTAGGTTTAGCAAATGATCAGGCATTATTCTTACAGTGGCAATCGTTCTTGATTTCGATTATCGCGAATGTTTTTAACCTGGATATTATGAAGTTCAATGCAATCGTTGGGATCAACCGTTCAACCGGTGATAGCCTCGATGATGTTTCAGACGAAGGTGCAATTCGCCCAATGGCGCACAGCATTGAACATTATATCAATAAAACGCTACTTGCGTTACTCGGCGTTAGTGACTTCGCAGAGTTTAAGTTCCGTTTTACCACATCATATTCAGACCGTAAGAGCCTGGCTGTGCTACATCAGATATACGCACAGGCGGACATTTTGACCATTAACGAAATGCGTCGTGAACTTGGTAAAGAAGATTTACCATTCAGCGAAGTAATCGGAAAATCAAAAGGCGATCTTACATTGTCCGAATATCGTGCTATCTTTGGTGGATTTGTTTCACTTCAGGACGCTATCGGTGTTGACTATGAAACGAAGACCGACGGTACTCAAAAGATCGCAAAGGATAAGAACCAAACCGACGCGAACTTGAAGAGGCAAGAAATGGAACAAGAACAGCAAATGAGCCCGAAAGATGGTAACAACGGTGTTTATTCAGCGCCAAAGCCAAAAGAAAAAGCGTTCAACCAACGCAACGATAAATCACTAGACTTATAACCTAGCCTGAAGGGAGGTGAGAGAGTGCCGAAAGGGAATTCAGAAACGACTTTACAAATCCATGCAAACAGTTCCAACCTTTTACTTGGCGAACTAGAGCACCCAAACCGCATGCCGTTCAGTGGAATTCTGACCTATTTTGATGTTCCCTCTGATAACCCTCCTAACGGGTCAGGTGGTAGGAAAGTGATGATACCTTCTAGCGTTGGTGTCGAAGCACTTGACAGCTTAATAGGAATGGCGGTTAACTATATCCCATACAGCATGGACGGGCATAACCCTCAAAACAAAATCGGTGTGATCACGAATTCAACTTTGGGCGAACCACTTGAAGATGGCGCCGTTCCGGTAATTATTAACGGATATATTTATGCACACGATTTTGAAGACGCAGCGGTAGCGATTAAGCTAAACCAAGCAAGTCTAGGGTTTTCGTATGAAACTGCCAAAACATTACTTATGGACGGTTTATATGAAGGCGAAGAAATTGCCGTCGTCTCGCAGTTGGGTTATTTCACAGGCGCTAGTATTCTATTAAAAGACAGTGCAGCATACACGAGTACAGCTCTAGCAGCTAGTAAAGAAGAGGAGGTTCCAGAGATGGATTTAGAAAAATTGTTACAATCTATTTCCGATATGATTGATGAGAAACTTGCGAAGTTCGCGAAAGAGGACGAGAAGCAAGACGAAAAAGACATCGAGAAAGCGGAAGAAAAAGAAGAAGTCAAAGCAGAGGACGAAAAGCCTGAAGGGGACGAAGAGAAACCGGAAGAAAAAGCGGACGAAGCAAAAGACGAAGAGAAAGAAGAAGTAAAGGCTGAAGACGAAGGCGAAGAAAAGCCGGAAGAAGAAGCAAAAGAAGAAGAGGAAATGAAAGCGGAAGAAGTGAAAGAAGACGAGGACGGTAACGAACCTGTCGAAGAAGACGACAAGGAGAAAGACGACCTTAAAGCTGAAATCGAAGCATTAAAAGCTGAACTTGCTGGATTAAAGGCTTCCGTTGATTTAACCGCTTCTGCTCGTAAATCTGTTCCTTATCCAACTACGCTAATGGCGAAGTATGAAATTAAGGAAGACAGCTACGAAAATTTAATGGCTGCTATCGACAAGATGGAAAACCTTTCAATCGAAGAGCGTATGGCGCTTAAGTTTGAAGCTCGTCAAAAGTCGCAAGGTAAATAATCTTTGCGCAAATTTAACACTACTAAACTAAAATCCTATTAGGAAAATGGAGGAAATTACAAATGTCAAACCCACAATTCTTAAACCTTAATGCTGCTGCTGATTACATGGGCAACGGCGCAATCGAAGTACCTGAATTTCAAAAGGAAATCCTTGATTTAGTACGCAGAAACGGCGCGCTTGCTCAACGCATTAGCTATGTTCCAGCAACTGGTTCAATCTCTCGTTTCTTCGAACAAACAGCTATCGCTGACGGTAACTACACAGATCCAAGAAACATTAACCCAACCAGCACTTCACCAACTCGCGTAGAGAAGTCTTTATTGGTTAAAGCTGTAACAAACCGTATCGACTATTCTTTATTCGATCTTGAAACTGTTGGACAACAAGGTGTATTCGCGCAATTAAAAGCGAAAGACATGGGAGATATGGTTAACGGTATCCTTCGCCTTCGCGATAAAGGCTTATGGCTTGGAACTGACACTGTTTCTGGCTCTCAAGTAGGTGCTGGTGCAACAACTCAATACGTTGGTCTATTAAACCAAGTATCTACAACTAAAGTAACTATCGCTTCTGGTTCTTCTATCGTTGATGGATTACGCTCTGAAGTGGCTAAATTAGTTGCTAACTCTGATTTCGCTATCCGTCCAACTGCTATTTACATGAACCCACTTGCTATTGACGCTCTTGAGAAAGAAGTTAAAAATGCAAACGGTTCTATCAGCTTCATCGTAAACGGCGTTCAAGATGGCGTTGCTGGTCTTTCTGTAACTGGTATCGTAACAGCTGCTGGCGTGTTACCGATCATTCCTGAACCATTCCTAGCAACTGACGCACCTCAATTCTCTGCGGCTCCTGCTGGACAACACAACTATCCTTTCGCTATCGTTTGCGAAGACTTAATCGAATACCACTACATTGGATCTAAAAATCCTCGTGTATTCCAATTAGGTACTGCTGCTAACTTGAACGAAAGCTATGTTGGCGTACTTTTCGGCGCTCCTGTTGTTAAAGCTGCTGACAAAGCTCATGTTATCGGTGCTGTTCAATTCTAATAAATGAATATCTGGGGCGGGTTTCCCGCTCCTTTTATTTATGTTTAATAGGTTAGGAGGATTACAATGGCTGTTAAAAAAGAAACGAAAAAAGAAGCTGTTAAAGAGGTTTTAAAAGACGAGACAGTTGAAGTTTCGCTCGTTAATCACAATGGCGAAAATCAAGGCGTTTATGTCGTTGGTTTATATATTGAATTCGTTGATGGAAAAGCGAAAGTTACAAGCGATGTGGCAAAGGCTCTTAAAGATTTAGGATTGGTTTAATATGAATTATGTAACAAATTCAGATTTACCGGTTTCTATTTTAGAGCGTGCTGAAACCTTGTTCGAGCGCTTTTTAGGTTATACGATGGCTTCTAGGGAATACGAAGAGATTGTACGAATATCTCCGGTTGGTTTCCCATTGAAAAATATTCCTGTTGTTAAGATTATATCAGTTTATGGAAAAACAAGTCAATCAGGAATTTTCGAATACGGTAAATTTTTCGGTTCAACCGATTGGATTGAATTAGATACGAATGACATCGTTGTTCATACGAAAGACGATTTAATTTCGCTGTCCCTTCCGCCCAGTTTGTTTGGAACTCCGTATGAAGAAGCCAAGATAAAATATGTTGCGGGCATAATGGAAACTCCGCACGATGTAGAAGAGGTTATTCTCGAGATTGCAAGGCTGTTAAACGCTGGCGAAATCGACGAATGGCGTTGCTTTCTACCCGTTGAAATATTAGATGTGATTGAAAAATACAGAAAGGGGGCGAACTAGGTGTCACAATATCTTACGGCTGATGAATTTAAAAAAGCTCCAACCGGCATAGACACTTCCTCGCTGGATCAAACGAATATCGGAAACCAAGCCGCTCAAGACGCAGCACTTACGATTGTTCTCCGTCAAGCAAGCTCATGGGTCGATAACTTTTGTCAAGTCAACTCACTTGAGGCGACACTGAACACGGAGCATAAAGAAGTAAGAATGGGACGCGATGGACGACTAAATGTTCATGTTGATAATACGCCGATTATTGAACTGCAATCAGTGAAATATCAGACGTTTCCGACAACTGGAAAACTGGACATAGCCGTTGACCAAATTATTGTTTATGATAACTGGTTCTCTATTTTCAACCTTCCGACATTGGCAAACGCTTTATACGGTTTGAATGTCCAACAACCGCTACCATCTACTTGGTACAACACTCCTTACCGCAGACAACTCGCTTCAGATGTTCCAATTTCCCTTGAATACACCTATATCAATGGTTATATGAATTCGCTGCTCGCGCTCGACGCAACCGCAGGCGATACAACCATCACGCTCAAAGACGCGACTGGTGCTTACACAGGATTGAAATTTACGATTTATGACGGCGCAAGCGAAGAATATGCTACGGTTCAATCCGTTAGTGGGAATGTGGTTACGCTAGCTGCTCCGCTTTTATTCAGTCACTTATCTGGTGTTTCTGTTTCGGCTCTTCCGGCAAGTATCAAACAAGCAACCCAGCTCGTTGCCTCGTATTTAATCAAAGAACGCGGCTCACTTGCGATCACGATGAGCGAAACCGTTGTTCAAGGTACAGCGATGAGCTATAACAAAAACTCTGATCTGGAACTGGCGAAAGACCTGTTAAGACCGTTTGTTCGAAGGGTCGTGAGCTAATGTTTAACGTAAGGCTTGATCAACGCAGCTGGAACCAAATCAATCGCTTTTTTGAAGGTTCTGAACTTTGGGAAATGCACATGCACGACCGTCTTTCAGAGGACTTGGCGAAATCAGCGAAAGAGCACATGAAACCTATGCTGCATGTTCGTCCGGTTCATACCGGAAAACTCGAGCAAAGTATCACCGAACAAATCCATTTTAACAACGAAGGGTTCGACATCGAATTCTACGGTCTGTTATATGGTCTTTGGGTGGATACCGGTAACTTCCCGCCTTCGACGACGATTGACGCTTCGAGCTATGGATACAAAGCGTTTCCAGTTGACGCACGACTTGGCGCCAGCAACCCACAGCGTGTTATTCACGGTATGGGGTCACAGAATACAAACGCCCCAACGCATTATTCCGAGAAAACAGCCAAGTGGTTAGCGGAAGACGAAGCGACAAAAATCGGTATGGAGCACCTTGAAATGTGGCTGGGAAGCGTGGTGTTACGATGAGAAACGATATTAAAGAACTCGTTAAAACTGCGATTTCCGGCGTTTCTGGAATTCAAGCGGTTTATACACACAGACCGAAAATTCAAAACCAATTTCCAGCGGTTGTTATTCATTTACCAAAAGCTGATGAAACGAGAGTGTCGGCTAGCGCACCAATCGGAAAAAAGAAAGTGGTTTATACCGCACAGCTTGAAGTTTTCACGATCGACCAAACGCCTGATGGATCTGGTCAAGTCGCTTTCGAAGACATACTCGATGAAATCGACATCGCCCTGCGGGCTGATCCACAGTTCGGCGGAGCGGTTCTCGCTGCTGGTGTAGAATACATCAAAACCGTTGTGGCACCTCCGCAGTTGGTAAATGGTCAAAACATCGCCATTTTAGCCGTAAAGACATTTGATATTACGGTCATGGTTACTGGTTAATAGGAGGAACTTACAGTGAAAAAAGTGAAATATAACGGTGCTCACGAAGCCCATCTTACTACGATTAACAAAGTTGTGAAAAACGGCGATGTTATCGAAGTGGAAGACGGTTTCGAGAATGCACTGTTTGAGTTAGTCGTAGAAAAGAAAGAAGAAAAAATCTCGAAATCAAACAAGGAGGTCACTAAATAATGGCAAGATTATCCGCTCTTGGACATTTAGGTTTAGCTCTTGAAGCAACTTTCGGAACCAGCACTGCTCCTGTTGTTTTTATCCCTTATGACAGTATTAAGGTTGAAGACAGCATTACAAAGGTTACTGATGAAGCTAGACGCGCTGTATTAACAAAAGATTTTCAGGTGTATAACGCAACCCGAGAAGGCAGCGTTGAGATTGACACTTATATGTATCCTGAAATCGCTGGTTATTTATTAAAAGGAATTTTGTCTAATTACGCTGTAACTGGTTCTGCTGCTCCATACACGCACAAATTCCAAGTATTGAACGCGATGAGCCCGTCTTATACGCTATCTGATTACAATGGAATTTCTGAACGTGAATACAAAGGTGGCGTTCTTGAAGAATTATCTTTCAAATTCGACACAGAAAGCGCTATGACAATGAGCGCGAAATTCTCTAGTTTCGCTTCTAATGTTGTTACGGATCAAACACCTGCTTTTACGGTTACTAATCCGTTTATGGGCTTCCAGGCAACTTTAAACATTGATGGCGCTCAAAACCTTAACATGGTTGGCGGCGAGGTTTCAATCAAGCGTGAGGGCAAGTTGTTGTTCACTGCTAATAACACACAAGACCCAACGAAATATGTAACTGGAACAATCGAAGCGAGCGGAAAATTAACATTTGACATCGAAGACGAAAGCGAATTTATGATGTATCGTAACGGAACACAGCCGTCACTTGATATTTTATTCGTTCGCGACGCTAACACAAGCGTTGAGTTTTCATTCGGCAAGGTTGATTTCTCTAAAGCAACGATCGACCGCTCTCAAGAATTCCTACGCGTTGATGTGGAATTCACCGCATTATTCAATGCAACAGACGCTGGAATGATGACGGTTAACTTGAAAAACGCAACTGCAACATTCTAATCACGAACCAATAACGGTTTAGCGGCGGAGAGCTTCGGCTCTCTAATGCTGCTAGTGGTTGAATACTAATTTACTAGAAATATTGGAGGAATTAAAAATGAGACTAGAATTTAAAGAACTTGGTGAAGGTTATTTCGTAGAAATTAAAGACCCAAAGAAACTAAAATGGAAAGAGCAAAAAGCGATTACAGCGGCTTTCGTTGATGAAACATTATCCAGCCAGTTAACGGTTGCTGAACGCGTGGCAATTGCGCTAATCAAGTCCGGCTACATGCTTGACGAGGACACAAACGCACCTATTCAGTTCCCACTTAACGAGGAAAGTGTTGGCGAAGTCCCTAGTATTGTAATCGAAAAAGTTTCTGCTGCATTCGCTGAAAGTAAAACAGCCGAAAAAAACTAATAAACGCGGTAGATAAATACTTGCGGGGTTACTCAAAAGGTGCTCCGCTTGAATACGCCGAGTTTGCGCTGTGCCGGGAGATGGGCTGGACCTTTAACGAGCTCGAAGAACAGCCCACTGAACGCATAGAACAAGCATTTTTATTTATCGAGCGTGAAAATATCTATCGTAAGTCACAAGAAAATTCTGATTAACTAGAGAGGGTGGTGAGTAAAGAATGGCAAGCGAACAAACTGCACGCTTAAATCTCCAAATAACCGCGCGAGACGAAGCCAACCAAGTAATAAAGAAATTTGCTGAACAGATGAAAGCCACTTTCGAAGGAATTCAGAAAGTAATGAAAGAAACTTTCGGGGATCAAATCGTCGTAAAAGCAAAAGAAATGACTGAAGGGATTAACCAAAGCATAAAAGGAATTAACGCTTCGGTTGCCGCTCGTGAAATTGGATTGATTTCGGAAGCTACTTTTCTAACGCGAACAGAAGCCGAGGAACAGTTCAATCTAATGCGCGATAAAATGAAATCTGCAACACTTCAGGGCGTCGAGAGTGCGAAGTTATCTATGGGACAGCTCCGTGCCGTTCTTCGTGAAGTTGGCGAAGACAAGTCCATTCAATTATTCCGCGACAGATACATGGAAGCGATGGCTCAAATCGAGCAAACAACCTTTATGACGAGGGCACAGCTTGAGACATCATTCAACGCCATCAAGAACCAAAACCTTGAATTAGGTCTATCCTTTAAAGAAGCCTCTCAATTTACCACTGAACAATTAAAAAGAATTGTTGAAGCCGCAAAAGCTACCCGCGTTGAAGTAATCAAAGAAGCCTCACAAACAAAAGAAGCCGCTAATAAATACAAAGAGGCATTCGATAAGATTGCGAAAAGCGCTTTTATGACCAAAGAAGATGTGGCGAAAGCGTTTGAACAAGTTAAGGGGTCGTTTAACAACGCCTCACTTGCTGCCCAAAGCTCTGCAACCATGACTTCAGAGGCGATGGCGCGTATTGTATCGGCTGCTCGCGAGATGGAAATTCGAGTTGTTCAATCAAACGAACGCGTTTCCCGCAGCGCTCGCAGTATGTTCCATTCTTTTAGCTCTGGTGCGATGGATCTACAGTTTGCTGGTGAAATGATTAAAGGTTTCTCTGAAAAAATTACCGGATTTCTTGGCGAAAGTGCAAAGAGTTTCATCGAATTCAACCAGGAAATCGTAAATACCCAGATGTCTTTACAAGTTCTAGGTGAGAAAAACGCCGGAACGAAGAAAACATACAAGGAGCTAGAAAAAGCAGCTCTTGATATGGGTAAACAAGGTTTCTTCTCTGCGAACGAAGTCGGTCAAGCGATGAATACACTTGCAAAACAAGGTGTCGATAGCCAAGCGATTTTACACGGTGCGATGAAAGCCTCTTACGACGCTGCTGCTGCGAACCAGATGGGACTTGAAGAAACAGCGAATGTCGTTTCGGATATTTACCATGAAATGGGCGAGAGTTTAAAAGCGTCATTCGAGAAAACAGCTGAAGGTCAAAAGATTATGAACTCGAATATGTCCGAAAGCCAAAAGCAAGCGAAGATTATGGAGGGCATTTTCACACAAGTCGGTGACGCTATGACCGGCGCACTCCACCAATCTCGTATTAGCATGACGGACTTCCTAAACAGTATGAAATATGCTGGTCCGCAAGCAAGTGCTCTCGGTGTAAACATGGGCGAATTATCTACGATGATCGCATTACTCGGTCAGCATGGTATTCGTGGAAGCCAAGCCGGAACAACACTTCGTCGTATGCTAACAAACTTGACCCCAGCTTCGAAAGACGCGGCTGCGATGATGGAAAAACTCGGCATGATCACTAAAGACGGCGGGAACATTTTCTACGACGCACAAGGTAAGTTAAAACCGATGGCAGAAGTTCAACAGCTATTGCATGATAAGCTCGCAGGATTGACACCGCAAATGCAGCAATTAGCGGTTAAGACGATTTTCGGACAATACGCACTATCTGGTATGACTGCAATCGTAGGAACCTCAACCGAGAAATACAAAGAATTACAATCAAAGGTAACAGAAGCAGGACTGGCACAAGACGCGATGAAAGTAAAGTCGCAAGGTCTAGGAATGCAGGTTCAAAAGTTAAATGCGCACTTTGAAACCATCAAGAAAGAGATCGGTGAGCAACTTCGTCCGGTTATCGAGAAGGTTATCGGTGTGGCAACTGGCTTAATGGACAGATGGGACCACTTGAGCGATAAGAACAAGAAAATGATTGTAACGATTGCGGCTGTTGTCGGTGCTGTTACAGCGGTTGTCGGCGGAATTATGGCGTTTATCGGAACATTGGGTATATTCATATCCATTTTAGGTTCTGGTTTAGCTGCTATGGGTACCTTTGCAGGCGTGTTATTCTCAACGGCTGGCTTGTTTAACCCAATTACTTTAGCGATTGGCGCGGTAATTGCCGTTTGTGTTCTGTTATACAAAGCATTCCAATCGAATTTCGGCGGGATCCGTACGCTCGTTATGCAAGTTTGGGGATATATCGGTCCGCAGATTATGCAAGGGATCACGGTTGTTAAGAATGCCATCATCGAAGGGGTTAAAACGATCACAGCCTGGTGGAAAACCATGTCACCAACCTTCGAGCAGGCGGTAAAAAATATCGTTAAATTCTTAACATGGCTGTCTCCGCTGTGGAAAGCGGTTTGGTTTGTGATCAAAGAAATCGTGAAAGGCGTTTGGGACGGAATTAAGAATATCGTTCAGGGCGCATGGAAGGTTTTATCCGGCATATTCCAGTTAATTGCTGATGTTTTAACCGGCAAATGGAAAAAAGCATGGGGTGATGTGAAGCAAATCCTGGTCGGAGTTCTACAATTTATATGGGGCTTACTGGAAACTGGGTTCCTCGGTAAAATCATCAAAGTAATCGGTGAGGTCTTCGCCGTATTCAAAACTTTTGGTGGTTCGGCGAAAACGATTTTCACTGAAATTTTCAGCTTCATCAAAAAAGTAGTATCTGACGGCATGGGATATGTGAAATCTATATTCTCAAGCGGTTTTTCAGTGCTGAAGACGACCTTTAACACGCTTAAATCAACACTTTCCGACATCATCAGCGCGATTGTAAAGCTGTTTAAAGGCGATTTCAGCGGCGCATGGACGAGCGTGAAGTCTGCGTTCTCTACTGGCGTTTCAGGTGTTAAGAATATCATAAACGGTTTATTCGGTTTCTTCGATAAAGGTTTCGGCGGCTTACCTGGTAAGTTCAGAGACTGGGCTAGCAACATGATGAACATGTTCAAAGATGGTATCGAGAACAAAATCGGTGAAGTAACAGCGAAAATCAAGAAGCTCGGCGATAAAATCAAAGACTTGCTCGGTTTCCACTCACCGACAAAAGAGGGTCCGTTATCAAAAGGCGAATCTGATGTCTGGTTCCCGAACATGATGAAAATGTTTGCGCAAGGTATCGAAGATAACAAAGACAAAGTGTTTAAATCTGTTACCGGCGTGGCACTCGGCATTAAGCACACGATCGAAGGCACACAGCCAAGTGCAAGTAACAGCAAAGTTGTCCAGTCATACAGCGCACCAACGGCTCAAACGAACGGACAACGACCTGTCCATGTAACTATTCAGATAGATGGACGCAGCAAAGAAACGGATAAGCAGCTCGCTGAACACATCGCGAACGCATTCCGCACACAAATGAATATGGTTTCTGGTTAATGGGGGCGGTTCTTCCGCTCCTGTTTTACTGGTTTTACAGATAGGAGGTTAAGCATGGCAAATTCAGTTCGTATTGTGATCGGGCATTGGGATTACTCTCCGCTGGTTGAGTTCGATAGTATTCACGCGGATAACAATATTGTAATGACTTCTGATGTAATGGATCTTAATGTTTCATTAACGCCTGGTGTTGATAAAGTGCTGAATTTAAATACGAATGCGATGGAAATCGCTAATCGTCCTTTGTGTGGTCAAGAGATTATCTGGGAAAACCCAAATTATTTAGTAAAAGCACCAGATGGAACGATGAAACCTTACCGTGAATTTGCGGGAGTTATCACAGAGGTGGAAGAAAGCATTAACGGCACCGATTTAGTTTACGCCATTCACACCAAATCGTATGTTCACTTCATGGACAGACGGCTGGTTACGGCTTGGTATCCACAAGACGCGCCAGAAAATATTATTAAAAATATCGTTAAGCAATACGCCCCAACCTTTACCACTTACAATGTTCAGTCAACGAATTTAACCGTTGTCCCCCAATATTATGACTATCGCCCAGTATCGGACAGCATAAAAGCAATTGCGGACCAGCTTGAGATGGGTTGGTATTGCGATTATTACAAAGATGTCCACTTCTACGCAGCTGAAACCTTCACGAGCCCGCTTCCGAATAACACCCTGCACGCTGATACGGATTTTGTAAATTTCGGCGACCTGATTATCAAAGAAAACTCACAGCAACAATACAATAAAATTTTCATTAAAGGGTTTAAAACGCGAAGTGACGATTTATTGTTCTTACCGTTTACAGCAGACGCCGAAACGGTTCAGTGGAGTTTGGGGTACCGTGTTTCATCGCTTAAAGGAGACATCGAAGTTCAGGTGTATCCAGATATGGCGACTTATAAATCCGATAGTAACTGGTTCAGTGGGAAAGTTCCGCTGTATGGGACGAAAATGACGATCAAAAAAGATGTTATTGACGGTGCTCCAACACAGCAAGGCGAAAGTAACTGCGCTTATATTCATTATACACAGCACTTGGTTCGAATTTCGAATTGGAACAACTCGGGTCAAGCTCTGCCAGCGAACTATATCGTTGCGGTTCGTTTCCATTATTTAAAAGACATGGTGTTCTTGGCGCAAGATCCGGCAGCACAGGCAGAAACGGCTAAAATCGAGGGGACGAACGGTGTTTATGAGTACGCTGTAAGCGATAAGTCGCTAACAAACTCGACACTGGACGCGGTTAAGTCGAAAGGTCAGCTATTGCTGATGAAATACAGCAGCCCGCAAATAACCGGGACATTTAAAACCTATTTTAATGCCACATCAAAAGGCGGCTGGCGTGCTGGACAATACTTCACGCTGCAATCAGCTAATCGGTTCGGTGGAATTAACGACATTATGTTCGTTCAAAGGGTAAATAAATCTATCGTGAAAAACGATAGCGGGGGACTTGTAACATTATACAATATTGAGTTTGCTGATAGTCCTTATCTTGTATAAGGAGGCAGAAAAATGAAGTTAGATACATTTGTTCAGTTAATTAAAGACTTACGGCAAGGCGCCATAAGCGATGATACGGACCCGAACAATGTTGTCTTACAGGTTTATACATCGCCATACGATACGCTAACGATGGCAGACAGTATTCGTATAAATCAAAGCGGTTATAGTTCTATCGTTTGGGGAGACGGTCGAACTTACATCGCTTACGACAGTAACGGGAACCCGTTCGAAGCGCCAAGCTGCGGCTGGCGTTGGAATTCAGGAGGGAGGTATTCGTAATGGACGGATCTATGGCAATTGGACATGTTCGTGTTACGAAACGGGACAAAGTAACCGGGGAAATTACTTTTGACCGCACCTATAAAAATCAGATTACAAACTATGCAAGAGAACAGGTCGCACTCGTATGGACAGGCGCTCAAGGCGTTGTGTTTCCATCTCAAATAGCGGTCGGAGTAGGCGCACCACCACCAGACATTTCAGGGACAACACCAAATGACACAGAACTTTGGGCGGAATTATCGGGGACGAGGAAACTTGTGGATTATGCAACAGTTTGGCTCACTTATTATACACAATATTCAGTTACTTATCAGCAAAACGAAGCGGTTGATTTATCAGACCCAGTAAATAACCCAAACGGAACGGTTTCAATCACCGAAGCTGGTTTGTTTGACGCAAATGGGAACTTATGGAGCCATGTTTCGCTAACTGATGTTGTGCATGATACAACGCAAACTCTTTCAATCCAGTGGCAAGTTCTTCATCAAGGTAACTAAACGAAAGGAAGGTTTTATAAATGGCTCTATATAAAGTTTCTCCCGGCGATTTGCCGATGGCTTCTGATATTGACCAACTCGTAGATGTATTCTTGGGCGCCCATTCGATCGGTGGCATTAACCTGGCGCAAAAGTTTAATCCGCCTGTGACATCGCTCGGCGTTACCATCACAAACGCTGGTATCGACAGCTTGGGCGTTGGAAGTTACACTTATGCGCTAACTTTTATCACGGGCTATAAGAAGTCAAACGGTTCTATTTTGATTACAAATGAAACACCTATTAGCAACTTAACCAATGTTACGACAACCGATGTTCAGCAGCAAGTAACGTTATCAGGTTTACCGGCTCTTCCGACTGGTGTTATTGGTATCCGTATTTACAGAACAAAACTAGGTGCACCTGGTGTTTATTACCTCGTTACTACGATTACCGACCCAACCGTAACGAGTTATATTGATAAAACAACTGACGCAAACCTATCGACCTCAACGCCTCCGTCAACGAACTCAACCGGAACCTATTTTAAAAGTTTAGTCGTTAGTAATGATGGTATAACGAACTTTCTTTCGGCTACTTCCGATGGTGTGGTTGTAAATAGGCTCTCTATGGCTACGACGGACCGGTGGTTTTTATATAACGCTCTCGGCGATTACGGCTTGAACATGAACAACAGCGATATTATCAATGTTAACTCGGTCGTAATGAGAGACGCGGCAGACGGTTCAACCGAAGGATTTTTCTGGGCGAAGTCAACGACAACACCGGGTTCAACGAATGTAGCTGATTATGACCGAATGTATGTTCTCGACGGTACTTTATATGTTGCTGGTTCAAAGGTAAGAACCAACGGAAACTTGAACTCTATTAACCGAGGAAGCAATAACACATCTTTACCGACCGCTACTTATGTAAAGGTCGATTGGATGCAGGCAACAGCTCCGTATATGTGGGACAACACGAATAAGGCGTGGTCAATTCCGCGAGCTGGTAAATGGAAATTCACCGCAACGGTTACGCTTCAGAACATTACAAGCGGCTCTACTGCAACTTACTTTAACCGCTGGACATTAAACAATGTTGCCACAGGCATTGGAACGATGAAGATCACTGCCGGCGGGTCTGATACTCTGACGACAACTTACATGGGAACTTTCTCCGTTGGTGATCTAATCAATGTCGAGGCGTATATATCCATTGGAACTGCTAATGTGTACGGAACTTGGTCCCATATTATCATCGAAGAAATCGGATAAGAAAGATAAATAGAATAATAGAGGTGAGTTAAATGAGCGAAAACGAAAGATTAGCCAAAGTCGAAACCACGATTGAAAGTATCGAGAAGGCGCTTAACCGGCTAGAGAGCAAGCTCGATATACTGAACGAAAATATGGACAGAAAATTCGTGCCAAGACCGGAAGTTGAAAGCTCGATCAAGCGTTTGCATGACCGTATTGACGAGCTGAACGAAGATATGCACACGGTTCAAACCGAACTGACGGCTATTCGTGAAAAACAAGGCAGAGTTCCGGCGTGGGCTGCCGCTTTGATTACTTTCTTGATTTCCGCTATTGGCTTTGTTATTGAATTCTTAAAACACTAGGAGGGATTAGGGTGCAACTAAAGAAAGGCGATATTATTGCTGTTTCTGGGACGGGCTTTTTAAGCGAAGCAATTGAAGTTGTTACCCATTCCCCCGTTTCTCATATCGCGATTGTGGTTAATCCAGAAAAGTTAAAACTCATCGAAGCGTATAAAGATGTGAGATACCGTAATCTAAAAGATTATAAGGGAATGTGTAATGTCTATCGCGTAGAACACCTCGAAGAAGAACAGCTTGATAAACTTATAGATTATTTAACACAACAATTGAAAAAACCTTATGACTATTTTGATATAGTGCGCGAACTTGCGCGTTACACGCTGGGTTCAACGCCGATCGCGGAAGACGGAGAAGCGTTTATTTGTTCTTCGTTGTGTGCGATGGCTTACGCAAGCATTGGTATTAAATTAACAGACGAGCCTTTGCCGTCCCCTGCGGACATTGTGGCTTCACACAAATTAACGAGAGTTGGAGGTTACTAGAATGGAAAAGAAAATCGTAAAAGAACACGACCAAGTTCGAGTGCTGCACGAGTTGATCCATTACCCGGACCACGACGCTCGGACAGAAAGCAAAACATTTAAAGAAACAAAGCGTGAGCTAAAAGCGGACAAGGAGCATTGGAAATGTTTCATTGATAACGGGTATTGTTCAGACGGACCGCTCGAGGTTCATCATGGATTACTGGAATGGGCAACGAGTAACGAGATAGATTGGGAGAAAGTTAAGCGCGATCACCCGAATATCGACGAAGGCGTGGACGACAAAGACCAAATGATCGTGTTATGCGCAAGGCACCACAGAGGCGCTTATGTGGGAATTCACGAGTGTTCGTATAATGCTTGGATCCTGCAAAAATATATGAAGCTGGAAGCATTAGAAAAGTTTGAAACATTAGTTAAAAAATTAACGGAAGGTGAAAAACATGAGTAAATACGCAACTGAAAAGAAGTGGATTTCTGGACTTCCGAAGAATACCTATGCAGATGGTAAAGGAAATTATCGCGGCGTTGTTTTACATTTTACTGATAACTACAGCTCTACGATTGACGGTGAAGTGAGTTTTATGACCACGAATTGGAGAAGCGCGTTCGTTCACGGATTTGCTGGTTTGAGAAACGGTCAACCGGCGTATGTCGAAGTGGCTGACCCGGACTATAACTGTTGGGGAGCGGGACCAAAGGCGAACCCGTATTATTACCAAATCGAATTAGTTGTGGCACACTCACAAGCGGATTTCGAAAAGTCAGTCGATATATGGTGTTACAAAGCGGCTGAAAAATTAGCACAGCGTAAGCTCGGCGTAAAAGCAGCGAACGATACGAACAGAGGTTCCGGCGCTACGATACTGGGGCATTTCCAAGTGACGAAATATATGGGCGGAACTACGCACCAAGATCCCGTTTCGTATCTACAGAAATATGGTTGGACCTGGGATATGGTTGTGAAAAAGATTTCCGGTTACTATGATGATTTAACAGCACCCGCTAAACCGGCAACACCATCAGCGCCATCTAAATTATATCGTGTTCGTAAAACCTGGGCAGACGATAAAAGCCAAGTTGGGGCGTTTGCAGATTTAGATAACGCGAAAGCATGCGCGGATCAAAACAAAGGAACTTTCGTATTTGACGAAAACGGCAAATCTGTTTATCCGGCAGCAGCGTCAACAGCGAAATTATATCGTGTTCGCAAGGATTGGAAAGACGCAAAGACACAAGTGGGAGCATTCAGCAATTTGGACAACGCCAAAGATTGCGCGGACCAGAACGCTGGTACAAAGGTATTCGACGAAAACGGCAAGGTCGTTTATACTCCGGCTAAAGCGGAATCAAAAGTAGAAACGCCAACACCCAAGCCGACGCCCGTAACACCTGAAAAACCGAAAACAGCGATTGTCGGTAAATCAGTTATTGATTACAAAGCGATGGCAGCGTTTGTTCAAAAGCAAAACCCGGCATTCGATGAAGCAATCGCAAAAGCGTTCGTGGAGGTCGGCTCTAAATACAACATCAAAGGTGATATTGCATTTTGTCAATCGATCATCGAAACCGGATACTTTAGATTTAACGACGGAACCGCGGTTAAACCAGAACAACACAACTATGCGGGCATTGGCGTTACCTCAAAAGGAATGACAGGAAACTCTTTCGCTACGGTCAGCGATGGTGTCGAGGCACAAATGCAACATCTATTCGCGTACGCAACAAAAGAGAACCTGCCCGGCGGCGTCCAACCTTTAGACCCGCGATTTAATCTCGTGGCTCGTGGCACATGCCCGAACTGGGAAGACTTAAGCAACCACTGGGCGATGAATGCGAAGTACGGCGATCAAATCGTTAGTCTATATGGTCAGCTTGTGCAGTTTTCGCAGAATTATACGCCACCTGCGGAAAAACCGGAAACAGCTGGTCAAAACGACGCACAGAATGGGGCGAATTTGCCGTCTGAAAATGATCCGAAGGGTAATGATACCCCCGATGAAACATTCAAAGCGAAGGTAATTTCAGTTATTAAAGAATTTTTCGGTGGATTATTCAAATAGGAGGGGTTCATGTGGTTGCGTGGTTACTGGCATACTGGTACATTCCCGCGCTGGTTGTTATTATCGCTGGGATCTTTGGCGCAAAGAAGCTGGCGAATAAAAACGCAAGGAATGCGGCGCTGTATGCAATATGGAAGCTAGAAGACAGAGTGTTCGAAACGATGGACGAGCGTATTGAGGCGATTGCCGAGCTTGGGTATGAGTTGCTACCGGTCCGTATCCGGTTAATCGTTTCAGAAAAAGCATTTACAAGCATTGTAACGCAAGTGTACGATGAATTAAAAGCGCTGATTGATAAGATCGACGGCGTGAAGCATAAAATAAAATAAAAAAAAGAACCGCCTCCAATTTCGGGGGCGGCTTTTTTTGTTTAGTGGACTAAAAATAATAATCTTGTTTTCTTGCACTCTTTAAAGTATTCAAATAATTTTATTTCTGTTACATCATCAAACGGATAATGAACCCAAAAACCGTCGTCTTTCGAGTACAACCATGAATAATAAACGAGCCAGTCTTTTCCTTTTTTGCCGAAGGTGAAACAAAACTTTGTTCCTTCGTACATAAATTCGATGTCAAATGTATCTCTTTCGATGTGAAAATCAATAACATCAACTCTCATCGGTTTCATCAACCTCGATTTTTAAGCCGCCGATTTCAACGAGATCGTCCGCGCTCCACGTAAATATCCCGTTTCTATGCTTTACTTTAAACGCATAAAACTTTTCTCCTGCTTTTGTTACGAAACTCATATCCTCGTGAATAATTCCGCCCCTGTGCTCTCTCGGAAAGCTGTGCTTCTCGATTGCTTCGTCTTTTACATAAACCGGAACGCCAATGCTCGGTGAAATTCGTTTATACTTACACAGGAAGTTATAGTTCATGTTATACTCTCCCTTCGTCTAGCGGCAAGTCTCTCTCCATATTTCGTTTCATTCCAGAATTTGATTTAATTGGTTTGTTCTTTTTGGTTGATTTGAGAATATCAATTAAGATATAATCAGCTAGGTACGATAATGTTCGCTCGTTTGGTCGCTCGCCTGTTGAATTTACATAATCGTTAATGATGTTGTTTACCTGTGATGTGCGTTCTTCAGCTGTCTCTGCCGGCTCCGAATGCAGCGCTTTTGTGTAAGCGATGATTTGCTCTTTTGCAATAGTGGTATCTTGATTAAACATATACATTTAGATTTCCTCCTCGATAAATTGTGAATAAACCATGATTTTCTTAATCGCTCTGTCTTTGTATGAACGCAGTGCTTTCCGGGAAACGCCCATTAACTCGGCTGCTTCTCGTTCGGTGTACTCAAAATCGTATAAATGCTTCAGCGTTTCTTTTTCCCGACCGGATAATTTCGCTTTGATGATTGCGTCCTCGTAATCTATCAGAATAATCAGCGCGTCAATATCGCCTCTGCCTTTTTTATCCTTTAGGTCGTTCTTGCTTTCCAGGAACGCTAGAATGGTATCTTCCTGTTTTAGATCGTATTGCTCTGCGTATTCCCGAGCCTTTTTGTGAATGTCACGCTTGATGTGTCCCATTTACTTTTTCCCCTTTGCTATATCGAAGTTGTCTCGTTTATCGACGATTATTTTCCCGGTTTTAATTTCCACCCGAAGCATGTCCGGCTGGGCTAATGCGTACTCTTCTGTTTCCCGTTCTTTAATTTTTATCTGATGTGCCATAGTAACTTCCTCCAAGTTTGATGATTTTCAGAGCTTCTTCCGCAAATTTCACATGGTGCTCGTCCGATTTAACTACGATGATCATGTTCAGAAAAGTAATCATATCTTCTTCGCTGAACTTCGTTACCCGCTCTAGTAAACTATCATTCATCGGCTCTGATAACTGAAAACTTAAATATGCCCAAGTATTCTGATAATTACCGAGTAAATAAACACTTCCGGTCTTCTCGTTGTAGTGCGAATAAATCCAGTCAATCATTTAAAAACCTCGCTTAATTTTGCGATCAATTCCTCGATGGTGCTGCTGTTGTCAATCGTGATGGCGTCTCTTTTGTCACTGATGAATTTCTCGTTCTCATATTTTAGTGCGTCTAGTTGGGTGTTTCCGTCTCGCCTGTTTAACCGCTGGTATCGAACCGTATCGTCTGCAACCAGTCGAATGGGGATAAATCCGTGTTTTACCACGAAGAAATCATACTCGTGTTCGTATCTGCCGTCGCGGATAATCATGCCTTTGTGCTTAACGATTTGGTCAAACGCCTTAATCGTCTTCGCTTCGTTTATTCTCTGTAATGCCAATCGGCACCAGACTTCTTCACCGTAAATCTGTTTGTAACTCTCACCGATTTCAATCATTTTTGGACGGTTCTGTTTATAATCGTCCCGACCGAAGAAACGCTTGTATTCTTCTCTGATGGGGTCTGCTAATGCTAGCGATTGAATGTGATGTTTTTCTAATAGAATTTCAGTCACCGTGTCTTTTCCGGTTCCTGATTTTCCGAACATAAAGTATTTCTTCATGTTTGGTTCCCCCTTTCACCTAAATAATTCGGTGATTGTTATACTGCTGTAACATTTTTAGACAAAAAAAATAGATGGGGCATTATGCCCCATCAATCTACTAGCTCGTCCGCTGAAATCGGAAAATGCTGTTTAACAAAAACTAAAACGGCTTTTGCGTATTCTTGTATTTCAACTTGGCTGTCGTGTGCTAAACGCTGGTTTAAAAAGTGGCAAACGGATTGTAAGCTCGCTGACCAGATATATCGCACATACATGCCATAAGCCGGTAAGAATAATCGTGCTTGTTCGGCACAGATACCAGCTTTCATGGCGTTGTTATATAGCTCTTCACCTTGTGCCACTTGGTCCATTAACTGCTTCGTATAGTAGGCACCAGTCAAAGCGTTAATTGGCTGACCGCTTCCTTGTTTCGAATTCTCCGGTGCGGAACGCCATTCATCATTAGTCGGGATATAAAACACCGGCTCTTCTGTGATGTAACGCCGACTAGACTCATTCCATGAATCCATTGTATGGTCGCTTCCAACGACATATTTCCAGTGCTGGCGCGCTACCATCAAAGGAGCGTAAATTTCAAACTGCATAAACGCATGCCGAAACGGTGAAGTGTGCCCCTCGCGTGCTAAAAACGAGATTAAACGCTTATCTTTATCTGTTAATTCTTCGGCTCTTTTGTCATACGATACTCTTGCGGCATTGGCGACGGTTAAATCAGAACCCATCACATCGCGCAACCGAACATATCCCTTGTCTAAAACATCAATTTTATCCATTTTCTACATCTCCCGTTACAGTAAAATTAAAAGTAAAATAAGTAAAGATATTGTTAAAACCTCGATAACCGAATAAATTTGCGGGTGAAACACTTGCAGATCCGCAAAAGCACAATACGCTTTCGCGTAATAATATTTCAATTTATTTTTCATGCGCTTCCTCCGGTTTGTACTCTTTTAGGTTTTTAATGTCTTTTTTGGATACGCATTTAATTTTTACGTCAGAAATTTTAATAAATGTTCCGACTACTTTCACTTTGCGCTCCCCGTTATAGGCGTATGCTCCTCCGCTTTCCTGGCATGAAACCATTATATCAGCGCTTTTATAGGCAACTACGCTAATGCAAACACTCATATAAATACACATCGCACATATAACAAGTAAAATAGCTAACTTAATTTTTGACCCTTTTTTCATTGTGTATTTTCCTCCAACCAAGCTATTATTCTATTGAACATCGGCACATCGCTTTCATCAAAATAGAATGTTGCATAAATTTTATAGCCGATAAATTCCACATAATAAATGCTGTATCTATCGAAGTCCATCGACATGTGTATCTGGTCGATTACTTTTTCCGTTTCCGGGATCGCGTCAATAATGGCGTTCATTTCTTCCATTGTCAGCGCTCTTTGTGTCATCGCTGTTTCTCCGATACAAAATATTTCACAACGATCCCAGCACGATATTCCGTATCATTGATTTTGATTTCGTCTTGGCGCGGGTCCGCTTCGATTGGTTTCTTCAGCTCATTCGCGAGCTTCTGACCAAGCGCATGAATTCGTTCTATTCCGGTTGAACTAACCGCAGCGACCTCGACATATCCGTTTTTCTCGAACTCTGCGATTGCTTTTCGTAACAAACGCTTCCCCTTTTCTTTACCGATCGTTACAATCATTTTCATTCTCCTGTTCGTCTTTTAATAGTTTTTCAATTTCATCGAGTGCGTAGGTTATGCCATCGACGAGTTCTTTTTTCCCGTCGAGGCACAATTCTAACGCTTCCAAGCGTAACTTTACAATCTCAAACGATAGCTGCGATTTTCTAATGGTGGTTTTCTCCATGCATTAAGCACCTGTGCTTCCAAGCCCGCCGTCAGACCGTGTTGTATCGCTTAATGCTGTTTGCTCCGCGAATTCAACCGCTGGGAATGGAACGATCATCAACTGGGCAATTCGATCCCCTGCGTTTACTTGGAATATATCATAGCCAGCGTTATACAATAGCACTTGAATTTCTCCGCGGAAATCACTGTCGATTACTCCAACTGCGTTGCTTAATGTGATCCCGAAATTTGCAGCGTTACCGGAACGCGGGAAGACGAGCCCAACATAACCCGGCGGAATTTCAACGGCGATACCTGTTCCAACCTTTACATGTACGCCGACTTCGACTTGAACGGTGTCTGCTGCAACGAGGTCCATCGCTGCTGCTCCCGTTGTTTGATACGCTGGTGCTACTGCATTTTCTTTAACTTTCATAAAATTTACTTGCATGAATTTTTCCCCCTAATATGGTTTAATATAATCCTCTTGGTATTCTAGCGATACTGGTTCGCCTTGGGCACAGAATTCCGTCGATGTATTCGAGCGCTGTGTCCGGTTTTGCTTTATCGCCGCAAGTGAATATATCAATCGCTGCATATTGTAATTCTGGGTAGGTGTGGATTGAAATGTGGCTCTCTTCGAGTAATACGATTGCCGTTACGCCCTGCGGCGAGAATTGATGTGACTTAACTCCCAGAACGGTCATGTTAGAGGATCGTGCTGCTTCGACTAATACCGTTTCCAAGAGTTGCAAATTGTTTAGTAGTTTGCTAGAGACGCCTTCCATATCAATGATCAGGTGCGTCCCCAGGTTATTCGTCGTCTTCTTTTCCATAATGCTCTACCATTTCATTCATAATGTTCGTTACTAACACTAGAATGGAAGTAACGACAAACGCTTGTACAAATGTTAGCCCGAGGTATGGGAACACCAGCCAGCATATCCCATACGCCAGACCGGAAAACGCCCATACGGCAATAACCAACCCGAGTAATTTTAACAATAACTCCATTCGTTTCCTCCTAAAGTCGTTTTGCGAATAGTTCAGCAACCTTTGAACGAACAGATTGCGTGAGTGTGACGGCTCCGGTTAACCCGCTGTCTTTTAGTAAATCGACACCCGCGATCAATCCGTTGTCTTTCTCGTACTTCTTGTTGAAAATCTGCTCGTAATCTCCGCAGAACACGATAACTGAACCTTGCGAAACACGGCTTCCAAGCAGCTTCACTTGATTTTTCGTGAGCAACTGCGCCTCATCAACGATGATAAACGAGCTCTGTAAGTCACGACCTAACATGTAAGCAACGACATCAAACTCGAGCTGTCCGCGCTGTATCATATACTCCGCTTCCATCTCTCCGCCTTGCAGATTATCGAAAACAGATCCCATCCAAGAGCGCATTTTATCTTCCTTCGTTCCCTTTAGGTATCCTAGTTCGTGTTCTGACGCTGGTGCGGGCTGCTTGACGATGAACAAACGCTGGAACTCTCCGGCTTTTACCTTTTCTAAACCGTAAGTAATCGCTGCTCTCGTTTTCCCGCTTCCGGCGATCCCAACAGCGAACTTTACCGGGATATTGTTGTTGTCCAGCAGATCAAATAACATCTTTTGTTCCACATTCTTCGGCTTGAAATCTTTTATTTTTGAATACTTTAGTGGAATAATCTTTTGACCATCGTAGCGGAAAGCCTCGTCGCCGAATTTAATGTATTCATTCGGTTCAATTCGTAGATTTCCTTCTTGTATTGCTGCCAGTTCCTCTTCTGTTACTTCCCGAAAGCCTTTATACATGTGACTACCCCTTTACTGGTTCGATTTTTACTGTTGCGACAAATTCGCGATTGATATAATACACTTCTTCTGCAAATACAACCTCAAACATTTGGTGCGCATTTCCCT